CCGGACGGGATGATGGTGCCGCACCGGCCGGAGTGGGGTGTGGATGAAGCAGGGTACCCGATCCAGGGGTGCGTGACCGACGACGGGAAGCAGAACAAACACATCTGGGGGATGAGCAACCCGCCGGACATGGAGACGTTCTGGGAAGAGTTCATGAGCGACCCGCCGAAGAACTTCGATATCTACATCCAGCCCAGCGGACTGTCGGAAGAAGCCGACTGGGTGCACCTGTTGCCGTCGATGTATTACCAGAATCTTATGGAGGGTAAGGGCGAGGAGTATATCGACGTTTACATCCATGCGAAGTTTGGCCGATCGCTGTCGGGACGGCCGGTGTACAGGTCGTTCAACCGGGAATTCCACGTTTCCAAAACCCCACTGCGGCCGATACTCAATGGGATTAGACCGCTCATCATCGGGTTGGACTTCGGATTGAACCCCTCGGCCGTTATCGGGCAGCTGGACATGAAGGGTAGGCTGCTGATCTACAGCGCCCTGACGAGCGACGGCATGGGCCTGGTTAGGTTCCTGACCACGATACTGAAGCCCCACCTGGCGAACAAATTCCCCGGGGCGCCGATACTGGTGGTTGGCGACCCCGCCGGCCGGGCGCGCGTGCAGACCGATGAGAAGACGGTTTACGACATCCTGAAGCAGCACGGGTTCAAGGCCATCGAGGCGAAGACGAACTCGATCGTGGCCCGGGTGTCGGCCGTGGATACGTTTTTGAACAGGCAGATCGACGGGGGCCCGGGGTTACTGCTCGACCCAGAGGACTGCACCTGCCTGGTGAAAGGGTTTGCCGGCCGGTATCGGTATAAACGGAAGAAGGATGGGGAGATGGAGAACGAGCCTGAGAAAAATGAGGCGAGCCACCCCCAGGACGCGTGTCAGTACCTGGCGCTCCATGCAGATGCGCAGCAAAGCGGGTTTCTCGAGACAAAACGGCGTAATATCAAGGTGGCCTCCGCGGTGGGGTGGACGTAATACTTGACATAACTGGACCCTACTGCTATAAAGCGGCAATCTAAACCTCAATCTGTTTCCAAGGAGACACTCATGGCACACAACGTCATTAAACTCGGACCCTGTGGCGGCGCTGGTGGCACGGCGACTCCTGGTGGTTATAACCAGGGCAAACTGCAAGGTGCCAAGGGTAACTTCTCTGGTAACATCCCCGGTATTACGCAGCCTGATCTGCGCGGTGGCACACAGAAAGCCGGTGACGGCCACACCCAGGGCACAGCATTCGCGGCCCAGCCGAAACGCGGTAATGGCGGCACGGTTGGTGACTTGCGCGGCGGCTCGGCGGCGGTAGCTAAAGGCTATAACCAAGGCTCCCAGAAGTAGAACCGCATGGCCGGTTTGCTGGTACTGAAAACTAATGCTCAGTTGGACGCCGACGCGGAAGCGCGTCGTGCGGCGGATGCACGCCAGTCAGAACCGTTAATTCAAGGTTTGGCCGCACACCTGAAGCGGCTGTGGGAACCGGCCCGCATGGCCAAGGATGTGCAGAAGAACAAGATGCTCAAGGCGCTGCGTCAGCGCAACGGGCAGTACGAGCCGAGCATCCTGGCCGAGATCGAGGCGCAAGGCGGGTCGCAGGTGTTCATGATGCTCACCGAGACCAAGTGCCGTGGCGCCGAGAGCTGGCTACGCGATGTGCTGCTCGATGAAGGGATGGTGCCGTTCGGTTGCCAGCCCACACCCATACCAGACCTACCCCCAGATGTTTCCGATCGGGTGCACAAGAATTTCTCCGAGAAGGTAGTCCAGACCATCCAGCAGACCGGGTTCGCACCGGACAGCGAGGAGATGGAGAGCCTCAAGGAGTCGTCGGAAGCTGATATCAAGGACGAGCTGCTCGAAGAAGCCAAGGAGTGCGCGGACAACATGCGCACCTTGATCGAGGACCAGTTCGTCGAAGGTGGTATGATCGGCGGGTTCAACGATTTCATCAGTGACCTGGTGACCTATCCCAACGCATTTCTTAAAGGCCCGGTTGTCAGGCGCCAGCGTCGGCTCGCTTGGGTTAAGGGGCCGGACGGAAAGTACGCCCCGCAGGTTACCGAGGCACTGACACCGACGTATGACCGTGTCGACCCGTTCCGCATGTACCCTGAGCCGGGCATCTCCAAGCTGGAAGAAGGGTACCTGTTCGAGCATCACCGCTTGAGCCGGACGGAGTTGTCTGCACTGATCGGGTGTCCTGGGTACGACGACGACGCGATCCGGCAGGTGCTGGCTAATATGCCTCATGCTGGGATGAATTCATGGCTCTGGTCTGCCGAGATGCAGAAGTCGGAGCTCGAACAGAAGCACATGGCGTGGATGCGCCCGACACAGGTTGTTGATGCGCTAGAGTTCACCGGTAAGGTCGATGGTAAGCATCTCCGCGAGTGGGGGATGTCTACGGAAGAAGTGCCGGATGAAGCCGTCGAATACGACGTTAACGCGTGGATGATTGACCGCTGGGTCATCAAGGCCACACTAAATTACGATCCGCTGGGCAAGAAGCCCTACTACACCACCTCATTCATCAAGCGCCCTGGCGCCCTGTGGGGCACCGGTATCCCGGAGGTTATCGAGGATATTCAGCAGCTCTGCAACGCCGCTGCGCGCGCCCTGGCGAACAACATGGGACTGGCCTCCGGCCCGTTGGTAGAGATCAACATTGACCGGCTCCCTGCGGACGAAGAAATCACCACGCTCAAGCCGTGGCAGATTTACCAGACTACTAACGACCCGATGGGCTCTGGCCAACCGGCGGTACATTTCAACCAGCCTGACGATCGCAGCCAGCCGCTGATGATGGTCTACCAACACTTCTGCAAACTCGCCGATGACCAGTCCGGGATTCCGGCTTACGTGTACGGGGACATGCAGGTGGGTGGCGCCGGGCGCACGTCGTCGGGCCTCGGGATGCTCATGGGTGCCGCAGGTAAGGGCATCCGTCAAGTGGTCATGCACATCGACATGGATGTGATCGAGCCGGCCGTTACGGCCCAGTACAACTACAACATGCGGTACATCGACGACGACTCCATCAAGGGCGACACGATGGTTGTCGCCAAGGGCGCGATAGTCCTGGCTAACCGCGAGCAGCTCAACGTACGCCGGGTCGAGTTCCTGCAAGCCACAGCCAACCCGATCGACGCAGACATCGTTGGTAAACCGGGTCGCGCGGCGATCCTGCGCGAAGTGGCCAAGGGTTTGTCGATGCCGGTCGACGAGATCGTGCCGAGCAAAGAGAAGATGGAGCTCAAGGAAAAGCTGGAAGCGGTCATGCAGCAGCAAGCCCAACAGCCACAGCAAGACCCGAGCGGTCAGGGCTCGCAGCAACCCGCACCCGCAGCAACGTTCCCCGGTGGTGATCCGAAAGGTGGCGCGCAGGGAAACATCGTAACCAATCAACAGACAGGTAGGAGCTAACTATGGCTGGATTTTCACCGACAGTAAATGGAACGTACCTGCTCAATGTGGGGGCAACATCGTCAGCGATCACGCTACCCGATCGACCTGGAACGGTTCGCATCTATAACGGCGGCTCAAACACTGTGTACATCTCGATCGGCGGGGTAGCAACAATCCCCGGTGTGGGGACTCCCGGCTCGATGCCCCTCGCATCTGGCGCAGGGTCTATCCCCTTACTACTTGAAAAAGGCGCGCAGCCGCGCATCGAGGCGATCTGCGCAGTTGCGGGCCCAACCCCTGTTTTCATCACCCTTGGGCACGGCGAAACAGTAGGTTAGTTTGACTTATTAACCGCTTACGTGTAATCATGTTGGTATTCGGGTAGGCAACCTGCCAAGCCCGTCGAGTAAAGGAGCCAATCATGGCTAGATATGAAGATTTCTCGGTAGGTCTGGTACGCGTCGGTAGCTCCAGCCCTGCATCAGTCGGTAACCCCGCTGGCGCTTCAGCCGCTGCGAACGGCAATGCCAATTCGTCCTCGCTAATCAACGTGTACCTAGCGCCCAGTGCGCTGGTGGCCAACACGGAGACGCTGCTGACATCGGCTGTCTCCGGTCTCGCCGTTGGTGATGTGGCGGTATACGCCCCCGCTGCGCTGGCTCCGAATATCGCTGGTGCCTGTATCACACGTGCGTACTGCGCCGTGGCCGGTACATTGACCGTTGGTTTCCTGTCGGGTGGTACCCCCACCCCGGCGACCGGCATGTATCGCTTCCTGGTCATGAAGCCAAACTAATGAAACCTACGGTAGATCAGCTCAACGCCTTGTTCATCATGGGGCGCCAGAACCAGGTTGTAGTGGAGTTTCTGAGCGCATGGCGAATGAAGGAGTTGGAGCAGCTACCGTATGCCACGAACAACGTTGAAGTCCAACGTGGAAGAGTCCAGGTGCTTACTGAACTTCAGAAGCTCCTGGATACCCGTAGTTAGCCCTTAGCAACAAGCAAGGAGTAGAAATGAGCTTACCCGATCAGATTCAAAAACAAGTCGATGCTGCGAAAGACATCATCGAGACCCATTATGGTCAGCCCGAAGATTTGGTAACGAAATCTGAAGACCTGGTTGAACCTGTTGTGCCTCCGTCGACGGTTGATGAACCTGTTGGTGAGAATGCTGCGCCAAAAGCGCAGGAAGATGAAAACAGTCCGACCTACGCACAGCGTTGGCGGTCTCTGCAAGGCGTCTATCACTCGACGCAGACACAACTTCAGACGGCGCAGCAACGCGTCGAGTCTCTGGAGAACGTGATTGCGATGATGAAGACGGCTCCGGCGGTGCAAGCGGATAGCCCCAAACCCGGTACGTCGTACGTCACGGATAAAGATCGTGAAGAGTACGGCGACGATATGGTGGACTTCGCATCACGCGCTGCCAAGCAAGAGAACGCGCAACTGCGCGACGAATTGAACGCAGCCCTTGGCCAGATACAAGCGTTGGGACAACAGTTCCAGCAGCTTCAGGGTCAGGTGGTTCCTACCGTTCGCCAAGTCGCCCAGACGCAACAACAAAACGCGCAGCAAGGGTTCTTCAACGCACTCACGAAGAACATGCCGAACTGGGAAGCACTTAACGGTGATCGAGCCTTCCATCAGTGGTTATTGACTCCAGACCCTTTGACGGGCATCACTCGTCAGACCTACCTGGAAGATGCCCAGAAATCGCTCGACGTATCGAGAGTCCTCTCTATTTTCAAAGCATTTGCACCCGTCACGGAAACACCGAGTGCGCCGAGTCGCAAGGCTCCGACCTCTGAACTCGAACTGCAAGTCGCCCCTGGCCGCTCCCTGAGCGCGCAGGCACCCTCATCCAACGACGCCCGTAAATGGACGCGCGGTGAGATCACCAAGCTCTACGACGACAACCGCCGTGGGGAATTCCGGGGCCGTGAAGACGAGTTCAAATCACTCGAAAGAGACCTTTTTGCCGCGCAAAAAGAAGGGCGAATCTCGCCTTGACCTGCGCTAAACCTGCTTACATGTAAGGAGCTACATCATGCCTTTTCCCGTTGCTGCTGGCGGTGCTAACTACACCGGTAATTTTATCCCGGAAATCTGGAGCGCAAAGCTGATCCAGAACTTCTACGACGCGACCGTCTTGGCCGCTATCTCCAACACGGACTACGACGGCGAAATCAAGTCGTTCGGCGACAAGGTCAATATCCGCACCACGCCGGAACTGACCATCCGTGACTACCAGAAGGGTATGCAACTGCAAGTTGAGCG